GACATAGGCGGGAGCCTCCTAACGTAATTGCAATACGCGATACGATTAGGTAATGCATTATCACTAGTGTTAGTGAGACAAAAACACGCGAAAACATTAGGATTTTGCACGATTTGTCCTCTTGGTTACTGTCGTATGCTTACGAACAGTCGCTTTGCTTGGAAGATCAATAGGCTTAATATCTAGCTCTTTGAGCTTACGTTGTAGCACAATTTCTTCTCCTCTGTGTAAGATATGAGTGATGCGAGCAATGCCAACCTTCATCAGCTTTGCGATGGCGCGATACGTCATGCCTTCCTGTCGTCGTTGATAAGCTAGCTCGCAGTCGTACTTCTTGAGCCATTCGCTGAGGTCTTCTTCATCGCGCTGGACATAAGCGTTGGCGGGATACGAGATCCAACCCTTAGCGACCGCATCGGTCACGATCTTCGGGGCTTGATTGAGAAGCGTGATGCGAGCTTGAGTCTCTAAGATGTCAGCCTTAGTGATCTCTCCATCTTGCACCTTTCTACATAGATAATGCTTTGAAGCCATGTTAGCAGCCAGTGAGACGTTCCAGTTCTTCCTCAAGCTCATAGATACGACGACGCTGAACGTTGGTCTCGCGCTCTAACTTACGAGCAAAGTGCATAACCAAGAAGACAAGTGACTCTGGATATTGCTTCTCAATACGTCGAAGCTCTTGGTCGCAGCGCGGAGTGTCGGTCTCTGGGTCTTCCCAGAACGTCTCGGTGTTAGTCATGGTATTAAATGGTTATTGTATATCAAAATGGAATGTCATCTTCGGGACAAATAGGATCTCTAGCACTAACTGTCTTTTGCTTTGGCTCACTGTGTCGTTGGTCCATATCAACATAATTACCAAGGATAGGACCTTTCTTTCCTTCTTGTCTGGCTTGCTTGCTCACTGATTGAACGATCATTCCATCATTGCCGTATTGATCACGGCCAGACTTGTTTGGGATAAGCGCAACGTCGAGATAAGTTCCAGACTTGCCTCGAAACAGAAACGACTTGTCGATCTTCGTAACGTCAATCTTGCCGATATGCATGGTGTTTGTGGGGGATTTGTACCGTCGCGGGTCAGTTTACAGACTTGGTTTATGGTGTCAACCCATCGTTGGGTTTTAGGTATCTGGAGCGATCTCTCCAAAGCGGCAATACTGTCCATCGTACCAGAGCTTAACGAGGCCACATTCTCCGTCTCGTTGCTTTGCAATGACGATTGATGCTTCGCCTTTGGCTTCTTTGCGGTCTCGGTCTAAGAGCATTACTAGGTCAGCGTCTCGTTCGATCTGACCGGAATCTGCGAGATCAGTCAGCCGAGGTTGTCGGCCTTTGTCTTTCTCATTCTCGCGGTTCAACTGTGCAAGTGACAGCAAAGCCACTCCTGTTTGCACGGCAATGTCTTTGAGCTTACCGCTGACCTCTGCGACCTCATAGGTGCGCTTCTCGGACTTCTCCGCTGCTTTGACCTTCTGGAGGTAGTCGATAATGACGAGCCGCACTTTGTGCTTACGAACCGCTCGACGGATGTTGGCGGTGATGCTGGCGATGCTTTGAGAGCTTGAGCCATCCAAGAACCAGAGCGGACTAGACGCCAGCTTTCCAGACGCTTGAGTCATAGAGCGCATATCGCCTTCTGAAAGGTTGCCGCTCTTAAGGTTCTGCATCGGTACTTTGCCTAACGAAGCGACGGATCTTCTGAAGATGGCCTCCTTCGACATCTCAAGCGAAATGAACAGCGTCGGGATCTTGGCTTTGACTGCTGCTGCTTCTGCGATGGCGATTGCGATTGCTGTTTTGCCTATAGATGGACGAGCCGCAATTATCGCAAGCTCGCCATGCTGGAGGCCATCGGTCTTGTCGTCGAGCCAATGGAAGCCAGTGGTCACTCCTGAGAGCGTACCTTTTCGACTGAATCGCTCCTGCATTGAGTCGATGAATGACCCCGCGACCTGTTTTGAGGTTGAGAGCGTCTCCTTAGAGACCTCAATGCTGAGTCCTGCTTCGGCATTAGAGACGATTTGATCTGGCTGGAGGGTCAGGACAGCGGACTCGCGTATCAGTCGGTCTCCTGCGAGCCGCAGTTGGCGACGGTGAGCGGCTTCTGTAATGCCTTTGACGTAGTATGGAAGGTTTGCCGGTGATGGGCAGACTTCCATTGCGCGATTCCAGTCTTCGAAAGGGATGGGCTGATTGCCGTTCAGCTTCTTCCATTCCTTCCCAAGCTCAGGAAGGCTAGGAGCGCGGTTCTGTTGAGCCATCGACTTGATGACCTCGTAAGTGTCTTTCAGCGATTGGGTTTCTATCCAATCGACTCGGACTTCAGCGAGCGCATCAGCGCAAGTGTCGATGGTTCCAGTCAGACAAGCCCCAATCAGACCAAACTCGTCGTCTTCAGCGAAGTAAGGGTTGCTCACAGGCTGTCCCTCCAGTCGAGTTCCTTAGTGCGTTGCGATTGCGGTTGAAGCTCAAGCTGGCTTTTGGGTCTGAATAGACCTTTCCACCCAGAAGCGATTGAGTGCTGAACGATCACCGGAAACTCTTGTGGTGAGAACTCATTAGCCCATTTGGTCAGCGATGCGCTAAGTCCCGTCTTCTTGTATCCCTGACGCATCTCGGACTTGTACTGAAGCCAAAGGAGGGCTGCCTGATGGCAGTCCTCATTCTTCAGCGAGTCTGGCATCTCAAGACCGAAAGCAACCTCCCATGGCGACTTCGGAGCCTTCGTCTTCTCTGTCTTTTCTATCTTATCTATCTTCTCTTCTCTATCGGTTACCCCGTGGGTTACCCGTGGGATAACCTGATCGTCATCTGGGTTAACCCGTGGGTTATCTCTGGGTTTCTTTGGTCTTCCTCCTTTACCTCCATTTGACCAAGAGGCAATGAGGCTTGCGTTAACCTCGTCCCATTGGTGAGCCACCAGACATCCGTCTTCCACCTTGCAATATGTCTGGAGCATGGCGTTCCAGAATGTGCTGGCGTCACCGTTCCACTTGCAGACAGCGGACAAGATCTCAGCGTTCCATTCTGGGAATCGGCTCGTCTTTCGGGTCTGGCAATGTGACCAGAGCCTTAGAACGTGGATTGGTGCTGTTTCGGTGTTGAGAAGACGTGTTAGAAGTCGCGTCTTCCAATGGTCTAAGAAGTCAGTTTCTACGATCATGTAACAAACAGAAACCCCATCCAGTCCGTGGTAGGAACTCGCGCACAAGCAACGCGACGTACACGGAAAGGATGGGGATAAATTGGTTGAACATGGCTTGTGGTATGGTTTGTCCTCGCTCGCTTCCTACGGCTCGCGCTGACTCCTTACTGCTAACTCGGCTTCGGTCCTTCGTCCAGACAAAACTTGTCGTAGAACTCGGCTTTCGGTCGAACGTAGAAGTATCCCTCACGCTCGTAGACGATACAGAGCCGCTTGGTCTCACCGATGCGGAGTTGGGCCTCGGAGATGAACTCCACGATGACGTTTTGGTTGGCTTTAGATCTGAATCTCATTGGGTTTGTCGGTAATGTGTTGTCGGGTAAGCTCCACGGTTTCCACAGATGACTCGGAACTTCTTGGACTCCATCTCTCCGATGCGGACTGACCGAGAGAGAACGATTCCAGCAGCATTTGGCGTGATGTTCCAGATCTCGGCCCATTGGTTGGCGGTATGCCAGCCGTCTGGGACTTCTTCTGGTTGGTTCGCTATGGCGAGCCTAAGCCGCTTTAGAAGCTCGGCAGGTGCCAATTCTGTTCGTTCTGAGGCCATTGGTGGAGGTAGAGTTGAGCGTCGTCGTCGGTGTATTCACCAAACACGATCCCGTGGGACCATGCTAGGGTTGATCGTCGTTTCCCCGAGTAATCCATTGCAGGAACATCTGCCAAAGTACCGCAGCAAAAGCCCATCGGATTTCCCATCGTTCGACCAGTCGCTTGACCTGCTCTGTGAGCATGAGCCACAACGCAGTTGCCAAAAGTCTCAGCGGAGTCACGAAGGAAGTTCTCACCAAACAGGACTCCATGTCCCCATCGAAATCCGCCCAACTTGTAAAACGATCTGTCATGGCAGTCATTGTGTTTGATGAATGTGTGGCAGTGTTTCTCAATTGGTTTTATCATTCGTTCCCATACAGCCTCTGCGAATCCGCGCACAACAGCGTTGTGATGGTTCAGATACTTCTTGGCTCGCTCGTCATGGTTCCCAATCGTGAACACCGTTGGTCGAAGTTCGTCTAGGAACTTGGCCCCCTCTTGGATATCGTCGAGATAGTCATCGGCTTGGTCCGAGTCTTGAGGGTCGCGGAGTGAACCGGACCGCAACGATGCAAGATCATAGGCGTCTCCCAGATGAATCAACTCGTCTGGTTTGAATCTCTCTCGGAAGAGCAAGACCGCAGCGAGCGCATCTTGATTGGCTCGGTTCCCATGGCTGCAACCAACCGCCATGACTCGGCGGCGGCGCTGTGTGATGTTCACAATGGTTAATAAGCATAAGCGTAACGCTCAATCAAGACACACTCGCTCGGTGCAGTGTTAATCTTTCCGCAACTTACCTTTGCGGACCATCATTACCCAGTAAGGCGAGACTCCATACTTCTTGGACAATTCTCGTACTGTGAATGTCTCATGGGCTGACCTGACAGCCTCCACAATTGACTGGTCGATTCTACGCCCAACTGGACGCCCACGCTGACGCTTTTTTGGCTTAGTCGGTCTGGATGTAAGAACGGGTTGCGTTTGGACGGTCTTGTGGACTCCTAAGAGTCTAGCAATGGCGTCTTTAGTGAGTCCGAGTGTTTTCAGTATGCTCATTGAATAGTTCTGGATGGAATGTTAGGACGTGGAAATCTAGGACGTGTCGGAGATATGCTCCCCAAGATTTGAAGCCGAGTTTCTCTGCTTCTTTCTGCAATAGTGTTAGAGTCTTATAATCTAGCTCAAACGAGGTATTAACTTTCTGGTTCATGGCTTTACATCCTCCTTTTCCCACAGCAGCAGATCGGCTCGCATGGCGTCGTTCTCTCGCTCTAGTTGGGTGATGCGGTTGTTCAGTTTCTGAATCTCGTTAGCTGCTGCGTCCATCATTATTGCGCGGTTGAACCACCCCACTTCTCGAAGTGACTGAGCGTCATTTCGTAGTTGTTCTTCGAGACTCACGGCTTGGCCTCCTTGGCTTTAATCCACGTTTGCAGACGTATGTAGGTGTCTTCTTCTGACACCATATCGCGACACGCCTCCTCCAGCCGATTGATGCGCTCGTTGGCCGCGTTGAGTTTGCGTTCGATGTCGCAACCGACACGGTAAACGTCTCCAGTCATATGCTCCATTGCAGCCATCTGCGCTGCTTTCATGCGTGGTGTATCGCTCATTTCGACTCCTTCTTGTCCATCCACTCGCGGATGATTCGGTCAATTGCATGGTTCATTTTGAGTCCTTCTCGTTTGCACAATTCTTTCAATCGAACGTGCGTTGTCTCAGTGATGAATACGGTCTTTGATTTCACAGGTGCTTTTTGACTTTGTTCCAATAGGTAGTGGTCGCTGACTTCCGGTGACCAGTCGGGCCACCGTTCCAAATTCTAGCCGCTTCTTCATTGGTCTTTCCCGCAGCGTATCGGCTCAGATAGATCTCGCAAACTCGACGAGCAGCAACGCGATTGGTCATCTGCTGGTGGGTGTAGCTGGTGCCAGCGATGCGGTTAGCGTCGATCACAACGCTCTTGTGGATCTGCAACGCGCCAATCGCTCGCCCACCATCTCCGATTGCCATGTCATTGCCGTTGGACTCCACAGTGATCAGAGCCGCGATCAAAGGCCCAAGATTCATCGGAGACCTTTCAGCCAAACGGCGGCAATGGATTGAAACACTTCGTCGGCTGTCAGCAGTCTTCCGGTCTGATCTGCGATCCAAACAAGCTCTCGGGTATGATTCCATACGTTGAGCGCACGGTGCGCTTCTTCAATGCTTCGATGTATCGAAAGCGTCTTATTGTCTTTGTCTTTGCAATGGTACTTCATGGTATTTGATGGGTGTTGATGGGTGTTGATTGTTCAAAGTGCGTTCATCCAGTTCTCCTCAATAAAAACTCTAACCTCAAGAACCGCCGTCTCGCATTCTCCGTGAATCCCAGATCCAATCGGTGTCATTGTGCGCTCAAAAAGTATTCGATAAGGAGTTTCCGAAAACTCTCTTTCAATCATGGTTTCGAGGTTGCTCAAGATGCGATCAATATCTTGCTCGCGGCAATCTGATCCCCAATATGAAATTTCGGTGGGGAGTTGAACCGTAATGTTTGTGTCCTTAGTCATGGTATTTGATGGTATGAGTTAGAGTTGCGCGTTGGAGAGTCGCGCCCCTCTTGAAAATTTAGCGGACAATGAAGCGTTCGATACCGTCTCGCTTGACCATCAGGATTTTGCCTTCTGAGCAGGGAGGCACCGCGAGAGCCATCACGTCTCCGCTGAAGCGAAGACCCACCTGATTGTCTTTGACCACAACAACCTTACCAACGCAGGTAACGACGTTCCAGAGGCAGTTGTAACGGTAGCGAACGCGATCCCCAACTTTGACTGAGGTTCCGTTGATTTTGGTGGCGGTGTTTTCGGTGTTGTTCATTTTATTCGTTCCGTTTCTCGCGGCTTGATCGCCGTCGATGGAAAGAGTTAAACCCAACGCTCGGTTCTCTGCAACAGAAAAATGCAACTTTTTTCACTTCTTCCAAAAAAGCCCGTAAACATTGGGGAAAATGCGGTGTTTCTTGAGGTGAACCCAACCCGTCGCGGAATCTCTCCGCGCACCATGCCGCACTTTCCGAAGGCTATTCAGCGTTGATCCTTACGCTGCATCCAGAGTGCTGGAGAGCGTAAGTCTTCGTCGCTGTGATCTGGTAGACCTGCGAGTCGTCGAGCCAGACACGCTGAGTGTCGGTGATCGCATCGGTCACCGCTTTGATGAGGTTGTCCAAGTCTGGCTTCTTGGGATGCCAGACCGGAGATTTCGGCTTCGGGATGCCGTGCTTGTCCAGATGCGCTTTTGGTCTCGGAAGGAAGAAGTCTAGCTGCAACCTAACCGGACCCGTTATAAGCGATTCTGGAGCGTTTGCGGTGGCTTCCTGACGCACCGCTTGCTTCCACGCATCGGCGGAATCTGGCGTGTAGACTCCAGCGTGATTACCACGGCGGAACGCTTTGACTCTGGGTTGAGCCTTCGGGATTCCTGAAACGTGGAAATCAAGATGCATGACTGATTTCGTGAATCCTTCCAGTGACCCGAGGGTTAGCGTACCACCATCCGGTTGGCGACTTGTCAGCGGTCGCATCGCAGTCCCCATCAAACATGACGTAGGTGCCAGCGACTAGCTGGTCCACGATCTCCATGTCGTCGCGGTCAAATGACCTGAACTGGACCCGTTGCGAGTACGGCTTGCCGTTCCCCAACGTGCGCTGTTCAAACTCAATGACGGCCAGCAGGAACGTCTTTCCGTCGTCGGTGGTGATCAGTTCAGCGTCTCGGTAAAGCTTTCCAAAACCCCTAGCCCATAGATGCCTCATCGAGTGTATCCCTCCAGTCGAGCCGGTGAGTAAGACGGACTCTTCACGATCTTACCGTCACTGCGACGGACAATATGGCGGTTATCGCCAACCCGAGTTGACCGGCAGTCAGCGGGTATGGAGTCGATCTCGTCGTCAGACCAACACTTGCTCATGTTTGAGCGGTGGATCTCGCAGAAGGCAGCATCGACTTGATGCGGAGAGAATCCAGCAGCGAGCGCGGCTCCATAGACGACATAAAGCAGATCACCAACAGCGTCGAGATACTCAACCTTATCGGTGGCTTCGTTGAGTTCTTGGGCTTCCTCGTCGATCAGTCGATACCGGAGATTTTGCGTCACCGGATCGGGCATGACTGGCGATGATGGGACGTACTGCTGGAATGTCCGCATGAACTCACGGACGAGTTCCATTGGGTGAGTCTGGTTCATTTGATTCGGGTCAGTGTGGGTTGAGAGGCTTTCGATTCAATACATCCGTCGAGCAGAGCGGTCAGCTTCGCGTCGAGTTCCTTTCCTTTGGTTTCGGTTGCCACTTTCAACGCGTCTTTGAGCTTCGTTTTGTTGATCGTGATTGCTGGCATGATGTCCTCATAAGTTCCGCCACTTTCGATGAATCGAAGATAAACGGTCTCGGTGTCTTTGATGGTCTCACGCACTGCACCTTCCTTCAGCGTCCATCCTTCGATTGAGTCCCCTTCTGCAAGCCTCCGTCGGGCCTCAGTGCGGCAAGCTTCAATAACGGCTTCTGCTTGCGCTGCACGGTCAAGAAACGCTGCAAGAGTCTGGTTGGTCAGTGTGGCGGCTATAGCGTCGGGCGTTATGCCGTCTGGAGTGTTTGTGAGCGGACCAGCAACGGCCAACTCTCGCGCTTCGGCGCAATAGGGTTTTCCTTTGCAGTACTTGCAAGCGGACTCGGATGGAGTTCGCGGATGCCCGATCTTCTGGATCTGCTCCATCAGTTCCGCAGACTCAGCGATTGCATTTCGGATATCCGCTGACTCGTAGACCGCGACACTCGGCAGTCCTGCAAGTGGCTGCACAATTGCCACCGTGATGCGGTCAAAGGTGAACCCGAAGTTCTCGTCGAGCAGAGCGACCAAGCATCGCAACTGGAGATTCTCGGCAGCATTCTCGACTGCACCGCGACCGGACTTGTAGTCGATGATCAGACCAGCGGAGCCGACAACGTAGATGACGTCTGGCTTACCGCTCCACAGTTTGACCCCACGATCGTCGATGGACCACAGACGTTTCTCTCGCCACACATTCGGCTCTTCGGTGGCTTCTGGAAACGTCGCTTTGACCAACTCCAGTTCCTGCTCTCGGCAACGGTCGATGGTCCACGTCTCGTCTGAGGTCAGATTCTCCACCGGCTCCAGCGCAAGAGCGGCGTGGATGCGGTTTCCAATGGTCGCGTCATTCGTTGCTGCACCTTCTGCGATTTGCTCCTCCAACCGCCAGCTACCGAGACAAGCAGCGTATCGGCTCGCAGACGATGCGGACGGCAACCCTAAGCGTTCGTCACTCATTGGTAGCTCCTTCCTCGGTCACGGGTTGGGCGTTGGTCTCGACACTGACACTCGGGATCACAACCGGAGGCTCGACCGTCGGCTCAAGCTTGCTGCGGAAGATGGGCCGAGACGGAGTGACGTTGAGTGCGACTTGCGGGACAGCTTCTTCGTCGTCAGCAATGCCAGAGAACCCAAACGCAACGCGAGCGCATTGGATCAATGCTTTGTGTCGCAGCATTCGACGAGGGTTGACCTTCCACGGTTCGGTGTTGCGGCTGCACTCGCTGAAGTACTCGGTGACCTCCACCGGATGCGTGCGATTTTTGAGATAGATGGTCGCGGTGACCGAGTGGGTCTTTCCGTCTTTCTCGTCGGTGGTGAACAGAATTCCGTCAAACTGCGGATGCCGGTTCATTAGCTTTATCCAGCCATCGACAGAGACGACCGGAGTGATTCCGCCAGAACGACCGGGGAATGCGTAAATCTCTTTTGTGAACGGGTTGAGATCGTACTGGTTAGCGACCACCACAAACGCCAAAAGCTCCTCATTGGTGGCTTTCGGCATCAGGGTTGTGCGGAGTGTATCAAGCAGACGTGTCGGCTCCACCGAGAACTTGGACGCCATCACCGCGAGCGCGGACTGTTTCTGACTTGGGATCAACTCTTGTTTCATAGGTCTTCTTTGGCCTCCCCCCGCGCTTTCCATTCGCACGGGCAGTTTTGGCCTTTGCCGGTGAACTGACCGAACCCAACTCCCGCGCTAAATCACGCAGACTCACGGCAAAAATGCAGTTGCAAGACGGACATTTCATCGGCTGGACTCAACCTAAACCCAACGCTGGGTTTCCGTCAAGCGGAGAGTTCGTTGGGGAGGCGTAAGCTGACATACCGAACGGCTCGGTAATACTGCTGACCCAAAATGTCGTCGTAATAGCTGGCAATCTCGACGGTCTCTCCAACGCCATAGGCTCTCAGCGGAATCCATGCGGTCGCGGCAATCGGCGTGACTAGGTTGGGTTGAGCGTTGGTGGCGTCAAAATTGTAGGCGTTGAAGCCCTTAGATCCGCAGTAACCAGCAAGCGCGGACTGGCTGACGTACCAGTAGGGAATCCCAGACGGATCGTCTGCGGTCTGAGATACGATGCCGTTTGCCAAGCAGACGTTGTGTTGTGCTTCGCTGAGATAGAATACCGCTTGTCCACCTTCGATGCCGGTGGTTGTCAGGTCTTTCGGAATCTGGATTCCGAGTCTCGACGGTTCAAGATTTCCGCTCCCATCGAAACCATTGATGGGGCAAGCGACTTCTCCCAAGCACAACGGAATCGCTCGCGTCCATGCTCTGACGGTCCACTCCAGCAGGTTCCACAGATAGGCAGTCTTCGGGATCTTGTGGTAGAAAGCTCCGTTGAGCGTGTAGTTGATCGCGTCAGATTGAACGACGTATGGCAGGTTGAAATACTGATCGGTATCCCGCCAACGGATCTCGGCCAGATGCGACTGATTAAAGCCGGTGTTTGCCGTGATTGATCCGGTCCATGGCGCCAGACCAGCCATTGTCGGCGCATTGAGATCTTTGAAGATGTCATCAGCGACCAGATCTGGCGTTGCGGTCGTCGTCTGAACCGGCAATTGAAGCGTCTGATTCGGTTGACCCAAAATCCGCACCTTAGCGTCAACACCACCTGCACCGCCCCACTTGTTGATCCAGAAATCTGACCCGTGGACGTTCTCAATCACGGGATCATTCGGGTCCGTGGAATAGACCCGCGAAAGGTTCGCGTCATAGACGCTCGACGAGAATCCCCACGGTCCACCCACCGGAACATACCCACAGTCCACTGCGGGGAAGTAATCGGAAGCAGGAACCGACAAGTTAGGGAAGACGTGCTTGTACCAGCCGCTGGAACTCGCTGGTGTCTGGAGGTAGTAGACCTTTACACCTGACGTGTACCGTGTTCCGCTCCATCCAATCGCAGGAGAGAAACCGGCGGCTTGAGATTCAGTCCAAAGCTCAAACTTGTTTGCCGTTCGCTCGTAGCTTGGCAGATCGCTCATGGCGTTGGCATCGAATGACAAGATGCCGACAGCAGTCGCAGCGCGGACCATCAATCCAAGCGGCGTCAAAGCAACCCGCGAGACCTTCTCTTCTGAGATGTCCACTTCGTCGTCGTATGCGTTAAGAAAGCCTTCTTCGACGGCAACACGGCGGCGCAACGTCCGCATTGTCTCAAACCAATCTGGCTCGTTTCCAGCGGTCCACGATGTCGCGGAAAGTGGATTCAATAGGTTCTGAGTCCACACCTGCTTCGGATAGACAGTCGAAAAGTAAGCTAGCGTTGGACTGATCTCCCAATACGGAAGCGTGTCAGTGAAGAACACGTTGCAGTCCACCGGATAGATCCTAATTGCGGTGTTTCCTTCAACCGTCCGCAGCCCCAACGCACCGCCGATCTGCTCAACCTCAACGCCAATCGACCGCAGTGTTTCAACGAAGAGATTGGTGTCGCGGAAAACCTTCATGTAGTCCGCAATGACCGCATTGGTCAGCGTGTTGTAGACCTGAACCCTAGCACGTCCCCAACTGAAAATGAGGTCTCCAATCGGCGTGTTAGCGTTCTCTGGGTCTCCGTAAACGTCTGGGTACGTCTGCCGAATGTCGAACGGTATGAACGGGTCGTGCCATCCCCCCAAAGCTCGAAACCATTGAGTCAGAACAAACGGATTTGCGACGTTGTTGGCTCGCTCTGATCGCTCATGGGCGACAAATGGAGTGACCGGCCAATCGTACATCGGCGGACCACCGGCAAAGTACGGAACATCGCCCCTAAAGAACGGGAAGAAGTACTGACACTCAGATCCACTCGGCCAAGTCGTAGCCCACGCCCCATCGGCTTTGCGCCTAAATGAGCGGCAACCATACGGACCAACTGACTCACGCTGGCTGGAGCCGTCTGGATTCTGCAAGAAGACTGTCGCGGTGTTCTCGCTCAGATTGTGGACACGCCAACAATCAAACCGCTGGTATGTATTGAAGATTCGGAATTCTCTCGGCCCTTTAAGCTCAATCTCCGCAACAGCGACTTTGTGCTTGTGAATGCGACCGGGAGGCAGTGTTGGAGCATCAGCACCAAGACTTCCTCGGACGTATGAGTTCAATGCTCCGTTCTCGTCCCATCCCAAATGGATATCATAGAGAACCCCGTCAACTTCTCGTCGAAGCAGTTCAAACGAGAAGTGAATCTGCTTCACGTCGCAAGTGAACGACTCTCCTGTAATGGGGTATTTGTCCACATAGATCTGACCACCAGCAGTGTCGAGGTGAGCGTTCTCTAGATTTGAAAGCTCAACGTACGCTTGCGCTTGATCGTAGTTTTCAAGATACGCCCCCTCAGTCGTCAGCGTGTATGTGTATGTCACGCCATACGGGACATCTAATCCAAACTCAAACTGACTCGGCTCGTCGTATGGTTTCTTTGCTACCTTCGGACTCTTGCCGTCCAAGACTCTGGCGCACTTCTGATCGAAACGAGCATACAGCCCATTTAGATTGCGAGCGTTGAACATCCGATCCCGCTTATCCAACGCAAACGGCATAAATCAATAGAACCAAGAATCCTCTGAAGTCTGCACCACCGTCGTCCCGATTGGCTGCTTGATCTTCAATACAGTCCCATTTGGCGTCTGCTCAATCGCTTGATCGGGTCCAGCCACAAGCTGGATCTTGCGGACAACATCAATAAGCTGATTGATTGCGCGAGCGTGTTCTGTCTTGAGTCCACGCTCTGCAACCTTAGCTGGAAGTGATACAGCCATTAGATTTCGCAGAATTGGGCGAAGATTTTCAAACTAGATCCAGCAGTCATGCATTTGACGTACATGGTCGTATTGACGTACGGCAGCACGATGAATTGTTGCGGAGGCACTTGAAGCCACCAAACACCGCTGACATTGGAGCCAACATCGCCAACCCCCAGATACGCCGTCAGATCCATGTTATAGATCAAGACTTTGTATGGAAGCGATAGGTCAGCGGTGATGTCTAACGTCTCAGAAGCTGCACCAACCTCTTGAGTCTGCTGGCCCATATCGGTGCCAGTCATGTTCGCAACCGCAGTATACGTTTGTGGGTTGATTGATGCGCCATTCTTAGACGCATACAATCTCGCTGACATCTGGATTTCGTCGGCCATAGGTCAGAAGGTTAGACTTCGCAGAACGTCGCTTGAATCGTAACGGCAGAGGTGTTGGCGATCAGATAGAGATTCGTGTTGATGTACGGAATCAACATCGTCTCACCAGCAGGAAGCCGCATTGTTCCAGCACCGGCAAGAAAACCACTCGTGAACGAAAGCTCGACGTAATTGGTGTTATCCAGATTAGAGATCAGCAGCTTGTAAGGAGTGGAGACATCAACGGGAACGTCAAGCGTCTCGGACGAACTGGTGCCGATGGATTGGGTCTGCGAACCCATGTCGGTACCAACCATCGTCGCGCTCTTGGTGTAGGTCACACTCGGGAGATACGCTCCGTTTTTCGCAGCGTACAGTCGAGCCGTCATTTGAATTTCGTCAGCCATGTTATGTTATCAGGTTGGTGGGTTGTAAGGATAAGCGAAAAGATCCCAAGCGGCAAAGGTCCAAGTCTCGTTCCTTTCAACTTGGTTGGTCTTGATGATAAGTGAAGTTGAGTCGTTTGTCTTCAACCAAGACCAAGCGGTTCCATCTGGAGTTAGATTCGGGTCCGCTGGCGGCTTCGGCATCATGGTCTTCACCGAATCAGGGAATCCATTACGAGCCGCAAGCACTTCTCCAGAGTAGATTGAAGAGATGATTGGCGGAGTCGCAGGAAGCCCATTACGAGCGGAGAACGACGACACGCGAGTCAGAGACACTCGGCTCGTTTGAAAGCTGTCTTGACCCCTCGAAAACCTCAAAACCAATTGATGGGCGAGCGGGAATTGTGACACCGGAAAGATTTCTGCCGGTGTTGTAATATCATTAAGCGTTACAGAGTTAAGCTTGTTGTTCTTCGGATCTTCACCTGCAAGCTTAATTGCTGCATAGTAATCAGCCTCAGTGATGTTGACTGAAGCGTATGTTTGAACCCATCGCTTGGCTTCAGCCCTGACATAAGGAAGCGCAAAGAGCGATGCATCAATGTACTCGGTTCGAAACTCAAACCGAGTCGTAGGCTCTTCTTGAAACGGATCAACCGGAGAAAGCGGAGCGTTTGGGTCAATCTGGCTTCCAGCAAACGTGACAGTTGCTTCCGAGTACGGTCCGTCTTCGTTAATCTGATATTTGCCACCAGCAGCGACCCAATCAGCAGAAGCAGCACGGAGAGCATCTTTGCTTCCGCGATACTTGTAAGTGATATAGCGACCAGTCCCGTCGCCATTGTTGTATTGACGAGAGACCTCAATGTAAGCAAGACCACCAAGCGAACTATAGAAAACCGGCTCTGCTGCTGGAGCACCAATGCGAACCGGTGTAAGAGTCGTTGTTTTGATCGTTGCCATATCAGTCTCTGGATATTACTTGAGCCGTCTTCTCGGTTGATTTGGCAATAAGCTTAAGTTGCAACGTCTGTTCGACAGCTTGCTTGATAGCCGTGTCTTGCTGGCTTTGAAATCCAGTGAACCCGCCAATGCGAGCAAGCGAGTCTTGCGCTCCGCCGAGAGCAAACTTTTCTCCTCTAATGGCAGCAAGAATCATCTCTGGAGGTATGAATCTATCTTCAGCTTTTCCAATTGCACTTGATACAGCCGAAGATTTTGCGGCAGCATTTTGACCTAGTAGCCGAGAAGATCCAGAAGCAATATCTAAGATTGTTGCAGCAGGTGCAGTTTGAAGTTTTGCTGCAAATGCGGCTGCTTTTCCAGCCTCAGTCATTTTGAACAATCCAAACGCAAGTTCTGCAATGTTGTAAGATGACTTCGCTGCTTCTATTGATTGAACTTGAGTCTTCTTTATCAACATATCCATCTGATCGTTGAATTTCTCAATGTTCTTAATGTCCTCTGGATTGAACAAATCAATTGGACCTAGGTCTTTGACTGTTCCAGCAGCCATTGCCGCTTTAGTAAGCTTAAGACCAAGCAGATCAGCCGCAGCGGCCATCATGTCCGCATTGTTTTTGTTGGCGTTGAGAGTCTCGCCAAGTTTCATCAAGACCTGCTCACTTCCGAGAGATCTGTCAGAAAGTAAAGCGACTGACATCCCAAGCTTCTCGAAAGCCGCTCGTTGCGCTCCATCTGTTGAGAGTGCAGCGGTTCTCGCGTCATTGATTCTGCCAATTGCGCTCGCTACAGCTTCAAACTTCACGCCGTAAAGCTTCGCTGCCATCTCCAGTTTTTGAACATCGTCCGTTGAGATGTTCAACTGTTCTGCAAGCTCCCCAACCCGATCAGCGGCTTGCGCCACCGAATGGGCAAAGCTTGTAACTGCTGCAACAGACAGAGCCGCACTCAGTCTACTTGTGACGGCATTCTTGAAGCTATTACCAAACTTCTCACCAAGTCCTTGGGCGCGTTTTAGCCCCATCTCAAACGAAGTGGAATCAACGCCAAGCTTAACAAGTAGAGAGAGAACGCCCATTTTATACCTCTTGCTGGCTCTGCCAGATTGATTCGCTTCTATCGTCCCACAGTTGGACCTGACCCATCATCTCGGCGTGAGCTAGAATCAGTCTCTCCGCATCGCCAAGAGGCATCTGGATCGCATCGTCAGGAGCAATGCCGATGTTGAGACATCCAACTAAGACTCTTTCGGGCCACGGCATTGCAGGAGTCTTTGACTTGCTTCCGCTCTCCATCAGCACTTCGGGGGCGGTTGATTGCTCTTTCAACCATAGCTGGAACTTGTCGGACTCAGCCAACAGATTGAGCTTTGCGATTCGCTTTCCCCACAGCCACAGAACAAGACCGCTCCACCGAGACTTGATGGAGCGGATGGATTCCAGCGGAGACTGTGAGCAAACGGTCACAGCCTCCACCAGATCGGTTGGTTCAATCTCTCCGCCCATGACAAACGGAGAGCGCAACCTTTGCAGCACGATGGCGTGTCCTACTGTGTAGGGAACAAGTCGAACCCCAAGCACAACAGGTGCTTGAGGCCCAGTCTCTGACAGGATCTTTGCAAGATCGGCCACAGATTACAGCGTGAACGTCGAAGCGTTACCAGCCAGCGACGGGTACTTGGTCACGGTCACAGTGACCATAGCCTTACCGCTGCTGGTGAACTTGACGCTTCCACCGCCAGAATAGACGTAATCCCCATCAATGGAAACACCGCCCACGGTCACGCCATCGCTCGCAGCGATAGTAGCGTAACCATTCACCGCAGGAAGACCGGCGGCAAGCTTGGCTTGAGCAAAGCTCGAAGCGGACGGAATAAACGTCACGTTGAGCGAAATGCGCTCATTGGCGGACACCTGAGCCACAACCTCACCGGCAGAGTTTTTGATCTGCTCAACGTCGGCCTCATGGGTCGCGTCGTAGCTCTCAATGGTGCTAATCGCTCCAGTCGTCAGAGCGACGCCGGCAGGAGTGTAAAGCGTTATGGTTCCCTTTGCGCCATAGACTAGCGCGAGTCCTTTTGAAACTGCCATGTTGTGTTAGGTGTTAAGTGTTTGCGTTTGCTGCTGCAAAGATTGTCATCGACCGCGAGAAAGTTCTAGCCCTTTCACTGGTGTCGTTCACTCCGAAATCAGTCGGAGTTGCAAAGAACGCAGTGAACCCACCGGAGGGATCATCATCTCCGGTGTTCAGATCCGAGATGTTGTCATCGACGAACAGCGGTTGAAGAATGTTCTCAAACGCTGCAACGGTCAGAAGAGCGTCAGATTCCGAGGTGTCGTCAGCGGATAACTGAAGCGTCGCGGTGACATCAAGCTCACAAGTCCGATCAATCGGATGGACCGGAACGGCAGTTGAAGAACGGATCACGATGCGCGGGAAGTCTGGCATCCGATCCTCCAAGTCAGGATCATTGAACGCGCCGTTTCCGTAGCTAGTCAGACAAGCGGGAGTCCCAAGCGGAGACGCTGACCAGTCTTGAGCAGCCAGCCAATCGGCCAACGCTCGCTCGGTACGCATTGCGACGCCATTCATTGGACGACAATTCCTTTCGACTCGGACCCGTCAAATGCTTCGGCCAGCTTGGCGGCAATATGGATTTCAAGCTCACGCGCTTCGTCGTCGTAAGCTTGTTGCATCGCTTTGGAGTAAATGCTCTCCACCTTACCGATCTGATCGTCAGCAAGACCAATGTTCATTCTGACGTGCGAATGCGGGTTGAAGCCAGCCTTCGCGTTGTAAGCGTAGGCTGAAGACCCACGGTGCATTGAGACGTTCTCGTAAGGCAAACCGTACTGGTTGGCGAGATTGACCAATGCTTGATTGGCAGCAACAGATCGAACTTGAGCGGAACCCTTTTTGGATCGTCGAGTTCCGCCGAATTGCTGGAACGACGGAGAGAGTTTCTTGATTCCCTTAGTTACGCATGACTTGAGGTAACCAACAGAACCGGCAGCGCGACGACGCAATTTGGCAGCAGCGTCTTTCATCTTCTGACCGTAAAGCCCCTCATTGCCAGCCTTCGCATTCTTCGCTTGAGCGATCAGGTGAACCAAACGCAACTGACGAGAGCGGCCCACCTTTTTTCCGGTCTTCTTGTCGAAGGCAGGAGAACCAACGGGCCGGTTGTAGTAGTCGAGAATCTTATTTCGCGCTGCTTGCGGAGACTTTGGAGGCAGCAAGCAGTACAGCCGCAGCATCAAGAAGAATGTGCGCGAGTTGATCGCATCAGCAAGCGACCGCTTGGTCTTTGGCAAGTACTCTTTCCAAGCCGCATCGAACCGAGACGTATCGACTGTGACCGTGGGCGTCATTTGGTCTTGGCCCCCAGTTCAAGAACGTAATAAGCACCAGTACCGTCACGCTTGGCGGAGATGATCCGAAGCGTTCGACCATCGTAGGTCAGTGTGCGACCCACCACCGGAATCATCTTTCCGAACGTCAGTTGGAGAGCGTCGGTGTTCTCTTGCAGGATCAAGCTTCCGCTCTCTTGCAAGAGCCGGTCAGCGGTCGATCCAACGTCAGCACTCCAGACGGTCGCGTCTACCGTCACCAGCGTCGAGTCTGCCAGCCTCCAGTCAGCCAATTTGACCAGCAGACGGACCTGCACGTTGTCTTGGAACCCACCGTTGATGACGTTGTTGGCGTCAGTGATCGCAGCAGGAATGCAGCGGACAAGAGATCCTTGCCACAAGAACGACGGATTCCCCATCGCTCCCTGTAGGACCGTCATTCCCAACTGAAGACTGGTTGCGATCAGGTTCACGCCGTGAAGTAGACGCCAGAAACCAAGATTCGGGAAGTGGCTTGAAGCTGACCGGCCAAGCTGGAGATATCGCCGGTTTCGTAGTGGCTCAACTCGCAGTAAGAAGTGCCACCGACAATCTTACCAATCACAGCGGTCTTGGCTTGAGTCGTCGCGTTGTCCAACCAGATCGACACAGCAGCGTCGTAAGTCGCGGGATCGGGAAGGCTCAAGCGAAGGTTTCCAGTCGCGGCACCGCTCACCGAGTTGATGGTGATGTCAGCGGTGAACGTGGAGACAAAGCCAATGGACGTATGGCGAGCCGTGTTGACCGTCGTCGAGAACGTGCGACCACCACCAGAATCGGTCAGCGTAGGGGTCCACGTTGACGGAGCCAACATCGGCAACTCGGCATAGATCTCCGAGAAGTTGTCGTTGGCCTTCTGCCAAGACGCACGGAGCGTGTCTCCGGTGTTGTCGTTGGCGGTCGTACCCGTGTTGATGACTTGTTGAGCCATGGTTCAATCTTTCGGCAATGCGTACCAACCCTCGGACAACGTAATTCGGTTGCTGGAGCGCACAGAAACCCCGTCCGCTCCTTTGACCCAGACTCGCGCTTGGACGCTCTCAGCAAGCCTTACCGGCTCACCGTGAGGCACCATGACAACGCGAGTGCCACAGCCACAACTACCCACCAGAGCGGTCAATGCGATCCAGAAGCTTTGCTTTAAGCTCTTTGTCTGGTTTCGCGTCTTCAACGGTTGGTGGTGTTTTCGCCAGACCAGTCAACCACTTCAGAAGAGCGGTGACGATCTGTTCGATGATGTTCACTCGGTCTTCTTCTTGTCCGCATCCTTTGCGGCGATCAGACCGAAACCAACCGTAACAGCAGCAATGGTCGCAGTCAGATCAAGATTCGTCGCGGGATCACCGTCGAAGAGAGACTTCAAAGCTCCACCCACGGCAACCATGATCGCACCAACACCAGCGAGAGTCGTTTTCCAGTTCATTTTTTAATGGCTTTGTAGAGTCCAATTGCAGCAGCGATGAAAGCCAACACAGCGGCTCCAAGCTGGAACCACTGCGTTAGCTGCGGGAGAAACGAGACCGCACCAGCAGCGGCAGCAGTTGCGAGTGAGATTCCAACTCCACTTCCGGTGTTGGTGCTGTCTGTTTGCATGGGTTACTGAGGTTGAGCAGCGGACTTGATCTTATCGACCAGCGGCAGAGCGACGGCAGCGTTAGCAAGACCACCGGCTTTGACCGCGATGTCGATCAGAGCAATCAGGTTATTGGCTTCGGTTTCGTTCAGCTTGATAGTAATTTCCATATCAAGCTTGAGCATCGGAGACGCTCGAATCATTGGCAACCAAAACCGGCTCAACCTGAGGCAGCATCGGAGGCACGATCATCACCGGCGGCGATGAAGGCTGCGCCGCCCACGGCAGCGGAGGAGCAATGACCGGCGGGTTGATCTGGTTCTCGATCTGCTGCGTGACATTGGCTTCGATGGCCACCTTGTCCACGCCGTTGCTCCAGCACCACCCCAGCACCTGCGCTTCGGTCAGATCAGGATACGGAGTGAAGTTGCCACTCGGAGGAGCGAACGACGCGCTGCCGTAGCAGGTGCCGCTGTAGGTGCCATCGGTGCCGTTGCAACGCCAGTCGGCGGTGATGACGACATCGGTGAGCGAGCCTTCGGTCGGCTTAACGAGAAGGCGTTCGATGATCCAAGAGATGGAGATGTTCATATTAGGCGTTCTTCAGAGCGTTGACTTCAGCCGACAGTTCTTTGATGGCGGCAACCAAGATCGGCACGATGCGGGACATATCAATCGACTGAGCTTTTATCGTTCCATCCTCGTTCACAGCGTCCTTCTCGCCATTGACCGCAGCGGGAACAACCTCGGCCAGTTCGTGGGCAATGAAGCCCTCTCCGTTGGAGCCATCAGATTTCCACTTGTAGACAGAAGGCTTGAGCGCATTGACGCGAGCCAGACCTCCAGACATCGGAGCAACCGATTCTTTTAGTCGGTAGTCGGAAGTGCTGTTGAAAGTTGCGCCACCTGTGGTGACAGAAACATTTCCAACAGCAGTTCCACTGCGAGTGAAATACAAAACGATTCCGTCTGTATTTCTGTTAAAAGCTCCAGCAACTCCAGATGTGTTTGAAACACTCAGGAATGTCGGCTGCAATGCAATTCCATTGACTGAATTGTAAGCTGGGTTCGTATTCGTCGTCCCCACCAACAGATTCCCACTCGCGTCGAGCGTCATCTTGGGACTTGCAAAGTCGGTGATTTGATTCGGAGACGTTCCAGCAGCAGCAGTGTACCAGTCGTGCGCTCCGGCTAATTGTCGATAGGCGGATGCGGGAGTGGATGATGCGGAAATGTACTGGAACTGGCCGCTGGTGTTTACGAGCGCATTCTGGAGCGAGAAACTCCTATCGCTCGGACCACCAAATGCTCCACCAGCAAGCTGCAAAACCTTCCAAGTGCTGAACCACGCACTCGGCGTAACCCCCACGCCGACGTTGCCGGAGGTGTCCACGGTCAAACGAACTCCGCCGTTATTCAGAACAATCGGAACCGCTCCGTTGGTTCCAATCTCAACCTTTGTGGTATCAGCAAAAAGATATCCGGTGTCGGTGCTTCCAACGCGAAGACCGAGTATCGAAGAAGTGCTTCCTCCAGCGACAACCACTCCACGGCCAGCAGCACCGTAAGAAGTCGCAGTTGTACCAACCAACAGCCCCGTGGAGTTCAGGGTCATTCGGGTGCCGCCAGCGCCGTCGTACCAAGTGAAGATACCCAGCGGCTGAATCCGATACTGCTCGATGTCGTTGCAACCAAAGCGGAGGTTGTGATTGCTGACAGCGAAAATCCCTCGGCCATTATTATCGACAAAATCAAGCGAACTGACGCTCGCATCGCTCGACTTCATGCGGATCATTCCGCCCGTATTCACTCCGGTTCCAACGATTTCCAGAGTCTTGTATCCTGCCGTATTGGTCGGACTCGCGGTGTTGATACCGACATTGCCTCCGCTAACCTTCAGAATACTGGAAGCCACCGTCAGATCGCCGGTGATGGTGGCGGAGGCGAGGGTGGCGGTGCCGCTTGCACCAAGCAGTTGATTGAGCGTGACCTTCTTTGTCGTTCCGGTCGCGGCCATCGACGTATCGGAAACGTCCACCAACACAAGCGGATCGTTCGCGGGATCGGTAGAAGCTCCGATGCTAGTCAGGGCTGTTATCTTAGAGTCTGCCATAGGTCAGGAAGTTAGTCGGTGGAGAGTGAGAAAACGATTTTGGAAGTGCCGTCCTCTTGGAGAACGAATGACGTGCCGTCCTCCTGCAACATCCAACGGTCCATCGCAGGATATGCGACTTCGATCGCATCATCCGACGTGGACAGTTGCAGTGAGAGCGCGAGTGTCATCAGGTGGTGGCGCGAGCGAAGTAAGCGATGACCGCACCAGAGGTCAGCGTAAAGCTGCTGATCTTACCCACGATGGTGATGCCAGCGGGAATGGTGGTGCCACTCCACGTTCCGGTGATACCAGTGCCAGCAATGGACGAAATCACGGTCGCGGTGATGGTCTGAATTGCGATGTAACCGCTCGTCTGAGCGGACGTTCCGGTAACCAGAGTGAAACCCTGATGACCCATCGAATCCTGCGTTGCTACATCGGTCTGGTATGCGGACATTTTGAAATCTGGTTAGAGGGGGACCACTGGAACTTTCCAGCAGCCCCCCCTCATTTTAGGTTAACCTTTTCGGACTTTCGGTGCTAAGGCTCCCTGTATCCACAGGATAAGCTTGCCTCCTTCTGGGACGTTCGCAGTGTTGAAGTTGTCGCGCTGGAGAGTCGCGTCAACATCGGGACCAGAAACGATTTTGCTCTTGCCGTTCTTGTCCACTGCAATGGTGGTTGCAATACGCATATCCTTTAGGATTAAGCGGTGATCAGAACCTCGGCTTGAGTGGTGTCCGCAGCAGCGGCACCGAACATGATGTCGTAAGACGCCATGTGCGAGCGGGTAGCGCGGGAGTACCAGACCGAGAGCAAGCAGGACAGACCGTTGTTGGTCGTGACCGTGCGCTGCTCAATGAACTCACCGGCAACCATTCCAACCGGCAGACCGGCAGCAATGGCGATCGCGTCGGGACCGCAGACGAAGCCAGCGGTGTTGGTCTCAGCACCAGTCCAGCGGTTGTTCTCAGCGATGACATCGAAGCCGAAACGACCGTTCGCCAGCGCGGCCAGACGGCCATCGGGGAAGGTGTTAGCGGCGGACGAGAACAACAGACGAGCAATGTGTCCACCGTCCAGAACGAGGTTCTTGCTGCGGTAGTTCTTGGCAGCAGCCAGAATCGCGGGGAGGTCGCTGGTGTCGAAGTTGGCAGCGGTGCCGATCGTGATCGCGGTGCCGTAGTTGGCAGCGGTCATCACGGCAGTGATCTTGTCGCTGATGCCGTAGGCAAACAGGTCAGCAGAACCGGCAGCGAGGTCAGCCAGAGCGAAGCCCTGATTCAGTTCCTCCTGCGTGACCGTGAAGTTCTTGCTGATCTGGTCAACGGTCACCGAGGTAGCGGCAAGCGTCGAATCGTTGTTGGTCTCCCAGTTGGTGGGATTGACCTGAGCGGCGGTGCCAGTCGTGAACTTCTTGACGCGAACGGTGGCCTTCGGGCGGAGGTTGTCGAGACCCACGTTGCGGCTGAAAGCGTCAACCATCGCCAGCTTGGTAGCAGCAACGGTGATGATAGCATCAGCGAGGTAATCCACAACCAGCGTCGAGGTGAACGTGTTAGCGTTCTGCGGGGCGTGAATCTGCGACTGACGCAGAAGCTCGCTGTGGTTCTCCACAAGGAACTTGCGACGCTCGGCACCAGCGCGGAGACCGCGATGCTTCTCCAGCAGCGGGTTGCCGAGGTTCTCAATCACAGGACGCACCGGCTCGGGAGCGGGAGCAGCGGCGGGAGACTTCAACGAAGCTTCCAGAGCGGAGAGCTTGGCCATAATGGAAGCAAGATCGACGGAAGCAGCAGGAGCCGCAGCCGCCACAGTAGTAGTGTCAGACATGGTTGTGTCGGTGTTGTTGTGTGTTGGTTGCGGCGTGTTGGTCACGCCAGCCTCGCCTTCAGCGTTGGTGCTGTTGGTCGAAATCTTATCATCTGGGGAATCATCTTCCTCCAGTTCTTCACGCTCCAACTGAGCGTAAAGAGCGCGGAACCAGTCGCGTCCAGCCGCACCACCCCAAAGGTTGGCAGCGACATCGGCAGGAGTGTTAGGCTCTGCTGCCAAGAATCGCTCGTTGCGACCCCACCAAGCATTAGCCTTCTCGACTTTATCTTCGGTTGGCTGCTCTCCAGCGACCAGAGACTCAGCCTCAAGAACGGTCTGCTTTTCCAGACCTTCACCAGCCAAACCTTCAGCGTACTGCTCAAGACCTCGGCGGAGATTGTTTTTGACCGTCTCGGGAGCGGTCTTAGTAACAGCGCGAGGATGCCACTTCGCAGCCATCGCAAGCTGTTTGATCGGCTTGTCCACCAGACCGAAAGCCAAAGCTTCGGCGGTGGTGAACCAAGTCTCAGCCTTCATCGCAGCGCGGATAGACTCAGGAGACTTGCCGGTCTTCTTGGCATACACTCCAACCAGCACTTCAGCGTGTTGATCAAGAGCATCAGCCATCTTCCGCATATCCTCGGAAGTGCCAGCGGCCATTCCAGACGGATCGTGAATCATCATCAGAGCGGCATCGGCCATCTCAACGCGATCACCGGCAAGCGCAATGATGGAAGCAATCGAAGCAGCGATGCCAACCACTCGGGTCGTCACCGGAGCTTTGCGACCGCGAAGCTGGTTATAGATGCTGAGACCGTCCCAAACGTTGCCACCGGGAGAGTTGATCTCCACCAAGAGCGGCCCATTTCCAACTTCAGCAAGAACGTCAGAGAATTGCTTTGCAGACAGTCCAGCACCACCAAACCAGTCCTCACCGATCTGATCGAAGATCTGGATGGTCGAAGTCTCACCAGCAGAATTTGCCGGTGAGTAATAGAGCCAATCTGATTTCTTGGTGAAGCTCATTCGGTTTTCTTGGCTCTCGGCTTACGTTGCTTTTTGACTGAAGCGGTCACAACCGTTTCATCGACAACCTCAGAATCAGAACCGCTATCAGGTGCCGCAACAGGACTCGGGCTGTTGCTAGGATCTGGCTCTGGAGGCTGCGGAATTGTCGGCTCGGTCTTAATACGCTCTGGCCGATCCTCTTGTATAGTAGAAACTTCCGACACTCGGAGTCCGTATTTGCTTGCAAGCTCTCTAATATATAAAGCTTGTTGAGCCTTAGCCTCAAGAGCAGAACGCCAATCAAGTCCACGCGCACCGTAGACTTCATCGTAAGTCACAACACCGGCCTCAAGTTCTGCAAGTTGAGCCGCCGAGTTACGTCCAACGTCAACATTGGGCGAGCGCGGAGCAGTGATGGAGACTTCGTACCAGTCAGACGGAGCGTCATTCAGAGTCGGATCGCTCTTGATCGCATACTCCATGACGTACTCGTAAATACGACGAGCAGCAGAAGCCATCACTTGATGGCGCGAGCGGAACCAAACAGCGGACATGTCTAACGCTCCGCGATAGACAGTTCCCTGCATGGATTCGGGATAGACCAAAACGTAAGGAATACCAACACCAGCACAGACCTTCTCGGTCAATTGCCGCCAATACTCGCGCATATTGACACCGGGACGCTCGGTGGCGAACTGCTCGAAAGTGTCTCCGTTCTTAAGAACTTTAACTGAAGAACCGAAAACCTGCTCGTAATACGTCTCGGCAGTGTTAGGCGTAACATTGGCTCCAATGCCAGCGCGGAGACTAGAGGCTTGGATCTCACCGCTTACGGTCTTGACGATCTGAGCGACTGAGGCTCCGAGTTTGCAAGCTTCCATCTCCAGCTTCTGGAGGTCGTCGAGATCGTGGAGATCATTGATAACCGCACTGACGAACGGTAGACCTCGGAGTTGACCGGGACGATTTGGCTCGTAAATGTGAACGACCGAATCCGCAGGAATGGAGCGAACATCGACTAGATTTCCCTGCGTTTTCTCGGAACCAATGAAGTAGGAAACAGCACGTCCCGTCTTCGGGTCAAACCGGATACCGTCAAACACGGTCAGGTCAGACTCCATACCCACCGGAGTTGCGATGGATTGAGCCTCAATCAACTGGAGTCGCGGTTTTCCGCTTTCTCCACGGGTAAGCAGAATGAAAGACTCACCGTCATAGAACCACCCACGGGCAGCTTGGCCCATGAGCGTCGAGAACGACTGACGGGAGCCGATGTCGGGATATCGGCTCCAAATATCAAACCACTTCTTAGCCTTAAGATTCCAAGCGGGATCGCTAGAAGCAGGTTGAACAGAGAACGAAGAGCCAACTGTGTAAGACTCAAACAGATCTCCCAACCTGTTCATTATCGCGTTATTCTGTTCAAAGAAACGCGATTTACGGACAATGGCTTGTCGGGTCGAACTGGTAACGTCGAAACGAGCAGACGTGTAAGACGTATCCAGATACGAACGGCGCAAAGACTGGCTTGCCCCTTCGTACTTGTTAGCAGGAGCAGCAAAGAGCTTCTCTCGGATGGTGGCTAGGATTCCCATTTAAGACATCCTGACGGTTGGCTCTCTGCGGAACTGAGTGAAGTCTCCGTAGTAACGAGTGGTCGCAATCAAGATTGCGCCAAGCATCTTGTTGTAGATCTGGAGATCAGTCGGGCTGGTGATTCCATCGCCAGACAACAAAGTTACAGCGTAGTCGTAATCTCCCAACAGAGATTCCCACATTTCCAGCATCTCAAGCGGAGCCGCCGTCCCCTTTCCGGGTTCAGCGAACTCCACTGAAACGTCACTGCTAGAGGTCTGTCTGACAATTTGACCTGACTCTTGAGAGTTAGCCGAGACAGTCAACTTAGCGGTCAACGCTTCCAGCAGCGTCAAAGAGCCTCTGCTCGCGTAGGTGGTACGCAAGTAAGCTCGCTTAGTCGCTACTGTGTAAGTGAACACTTGCGCGGACTATCCACAGAGCAGTGAGTCTGTCAACTACCAGAAATTTCAGCGGTGCTAGACGCCAGATCATTCCACAGCATCACCATTGCCAATTGCATAAGCTCGCAGTCGTGCAAGTGATCGGGCCAGCGAGTGTTGCGCTTGAACCAGAGATGTTTGATTCGACCCGCTCTGTTAGCTGTTGGCTTGAGAATGTGAGAATCCAAATGCTTCCAGTATGTGTCAGAATCAGCCGCAAATGCTCCTTCAGCCTCTAGCGGTGCTGGTAGGCTACAGACAGTCCATTGGTTGGAATCAGAGCCTTTACGGAGCCGCTGGAGAACTTCCCGCATATGCTCAGTGTCGAACACCAGCAGAGGTTGAACCGCATCGGTTCTCATTGACGTTGATGTCGAGATACCGAACGGATGGATTGCTCCGGTCTTGCTGGTGAATCGCGCTCCGGTTTCTCGGCCTTTCATTGGGAGCCAACCGATAAGCATCGGCTTTCGGAGTCCACCTTCTGGTGGATACCGGAGACCGCATGGGTAGGTTATAGGGTTGCTGGAAGTCTGCGAGAACTCGGCGCAAGCATCGTACACCGCTTGCGAGTTGAAGCCCGAATCAATGCCAACGTCCATGTCATGCACGTTGTATTGCAATTGAACCCGTCGCAGAGCGGCAAAGTCGTCTGCGTGACCAGCAGCGACAAGACGCGAGTTTCCTTTGCTCCACTCTCGGCAGACCCACCACAGGAACGGAGCAGCGGCTTGAACGTCAGCGGTAAGGTATCGTCGAGCTTCTGGTAGGCCAGAGTCAGAGACGACTTCAACCCTCTCTTGCTGGCTTTCTTGGTTCTCCCACGGTTCGGCAAGCATACCGTTGACGAAACCCTGAAGCCCCATCATTGACGCTTTGGCCTCCAAGAACGAGACCGCCAAGTGACCCCAAGTGCATTTGCGATCAGGACTGTAAAGGCTCGACAGGTGGTAAGAGCGAACGCTTGGAAGGCTCGCTTGATTCTCAGAAATCCACTTACCGTTGCGTAACCCTGCAACCTTCTGGCTGTCACTTATCTTTCCCTGACAGAGTTGGCAGACGTAATGAGCCGATGATCGGATCTTCTGCCAGTCAGGTCGTCCGTCTTCGGTCTTGGCGTTGTCCCAAGTGACTTGTCGCCATTCCAACTTGATGTACTCGGAGCAATGCGGACATGGGATGTAATACCGTCTTTGATCGCCCCTCAGGAATCGCTGCCAGATTCGACCCTCAGAGGTTGTCGGAGTGCTGGTGAAGAAGGCTTTTGAGCTTGAGAACGCTTTGAGTCGCTGCTCTGCGAGGTCCAATGCATCGGCTTCTTTGGCGGTGGCTTCAGCGAACTTGTCTACTTCGTCAGCGACCAGAATTCGGACGGGACGAGATGCCAGATTTGCCGGTGAGTTGGAACCCACAAAGGTCAACGTGCAGCGGTCAAATTGCTGCTCTAAATTGGTCATCTGATCTTTGTCAGATGGAAATCGCTTCACGAGCGCGGGACAGTCTTCAAGCATCGGAAGCCAACGAGATTTCGAGAAACTACGAGCGAGATTCTCGGATGGCATCAACCACAGTGCAGGACTCGGTTCAGTGTCGATGGCCCATGCGAGTCCAGCCATGAGCGTCGTTGTTTTGGAGGTCTGAGACCCCCAACACAACGTGACCTCTGACACTGACGGATCTTTCCAGCACTCCAGCGGTTCGCGGCAATAGGGCCTCACTGCCGTTGAAAATGGGCCGGGATGTTCAGTCTGCCTTTGAGTCAACGTCAGGTTCGACTCTGACCATTCCACAACAGTCTGACGTGGAGACGGACGGTAGATTTGACGACGGAACTCTAGGATTTCACGCTCAAGATCTCGCATCAGAAAAGCTCCGTTTGATTGTCTGCGATGCGGTACTTTCGAGCCTCACTCATGTTCAAGAATGCCATACGTTCCTCCACTCCATCCCATAGCTTGTTGCGTAACTGCACGTTGCAACCCCACGTCGCGTTCTCATTGAAGATCTCAACCATCAGCACCAGACCGTCAGGCTCCAAGTGCAGCACTCCCCAGAACGGCAGCTTTGTGTGCTTGGTGATATCAAGAGCCGCTTGAAGCTTAGACCATGAAATCATCCACTCGTTGCTGTAGGTCGATTCCAGTTTCTCCAGCCCGTAGTTCCGAGATTTGACCTCATAGATTCCGGTTATCGTGCCGGTGTTCTGGTTCCAAATGAACCCGTCGATTCGTGAAGGTTTGTCGTCTGCAATCGGCAGGAACCGGAGAGCGGTGTCACGCTCAATGGTCCGCAGCGCGATCTTGTTTTGACGAAGAGCCTCCAACCCTCGCGGCTTTTGACAGTTCAAGATTTCCATGGGTCCGTCTGGTGTAACGTCTTCAAGCATACATCCTGCACCCATCGCTCTAGCTCGTTCTCAGCGTGTTCTGGGTCATGCGGTGCAATGCGACCAGCCAACTGCTTAGGCATACTCTTGAGCAACTGAGCGACAGCCCCGTCATGGTCCAGCATCGCCTTTTTGACCCAATCTCCAGAGACCAGCTTCCGTTCACGCTCTGCGAGGTCGAGAACGTCTTGACGGGCTGAAATCAGGTTTTTGGCTGCGGTCGAATGCACAGAGACCATGCGGCCAGCGTCCAGAGACCGCGCTCTGAGGCTTTCAACTGCTAGGCCATAAGCGGCGCGTTCGATCTCCTTTTGCCGCTCATACGCCCCTTGTGGCGTGTCGTTGGCGACCTGCGAGCGGTCCACTTTCTCTTCGGCTTCCGGTGGTCGGTACGGTCCATCCAAAGGCTCTGAGCGAATGTGGCTTGCTTCGATAGCCGCTTTGCGACGTTGGGCTGAAGACCCACGCCAAGCATCTGCGGCTTCCGCTGAGTCCAAAGGCATACCCTTTGAAACCAACTGAGAAACGCGACCTTTGGTTAGGCCAGAATGTTTGACGTACTCGCTTTGAGTCATCGCAGACTTTCGGGAAGATCTTCGGATTTCGCTTTGAGCAAGTCAGCCAAACCTTTGGCAATCGTGCGTCGAGCGGGGTTGTCATCGTCATGGGCGTAATGCGCGGCCACCAGATCGCAGGTTGTGCGATTTGCGCGGATCTGTGCGAGATGCCAACGCAAAGTGTGATGCCCAAAATTCAGCATGACGTATTGTGCAGCGTTTGTCATAAATTGGCGTTTATAATACAATAGCGAGTTTGATCGCGGAGAG